CTTTGCCGATAGCCGTAACGTGGATGTCTGGACCCAAGGTCAAGCAACCCTACTCAACTCAGTAAGTTCAGAGCACCTCACTACTGGTGCATTGACTAGCAGTGGACGTGCGAACCAAAGACTACGCTCTATCAAGTGGAATAACACTGAGGGTGTACTATTGAAGGATGAGTACGATGTTGATAAAATCGATGTTGCGGGCAATGTTACGGACTTTATTGACTACAATGCTACTACTGACTTTCCTGTTTATGATATATGTGACGATGGTACTACTTCCTATTGGGTTACTAACGATGCTAGCGGAGGCGGCAAGGCTACCGTCTACAAGAAGCCTTTAACAGGCAACTCATCTACAGCAGCAGTCTCTCTCTTCTCATCACCAAGCATAGTTGTATCTAATGCAGTGATGGAGTTTGTCAAAGAGCGTATCGTTATGTGTGTCAACAATGCCGTCTATGAATTTGCGTCCAATGCAAGTTCATTCCCAACTGCCCTCTATACCCATCCATCTACATCTCATATCTACACCTCTATCGCAGCCTCAGGTGCTGCTATCTATGTGGCTGGTTACAACGGTATTCAATCTACAATTATTAAATTTACGCTGTCCACAGCAGGTCTAATGCCTACATTACAACAGGCTGTAGTAGCAGCAGAGTTCCCAACGGGTGAGATTGTCCATAAGATTCATTACTACCTAGGCTATATGGTTATTGGTACCAACAAAGGTATCCGTGTAGCCGTTGTCTCAGACGTTGATGGCTCAATTAACTATGGTCCATTGATTATAGAGACCGACCAACCAGTCTATGACTTCTGCTCACGTGACCATTACGTATGGGCAACAACTGGAGTAGATGGATATCCAGGACTAACTCGTATTGACTTAAGTCAGCAACTTGAACCATTGGTATTTGCTTACGCAAGTGATATTTATTATGGCGATTTACTAGGACACTTGACAACCGCTTGTGCTTTTGGTAATGGAACTGACCAACTATTGTTCTCATCAACTGCCAACAGCGTTGGCGGAACAATTACTAATAAGCAACTAACAAGCAACGTTGCCACCTTGACCACAGCATCTGCTCACGGTCTTGAGATTGGCGATGAGGTATGGGTTCAGGGAGTTGATGCAACCTTCAACTCAACCACATCTGCTTACACAATTACCGCTGCTACAACCACAACGTTCTCTTACACCAAGGCTGCTACTAACGTAGTATCTACAGCAGTCACATCTGCAACCGCTTTGGCTAACGTTCCTGGTGCAACATACCTAGAAAGTGCAACAGAGAAAGCGGCAAGTGGATACCTGACCACAGGCTATATCCGCTACAACACATTAGAACCTAAGAACTTTAAGCGTCTGATAGGGCGTGGTGATTTCCAGTATGGTTCTATGACACTAGAAACTGTCGATGCCGATGGCACCGAGTACGACATTATTTCTTACGACGCAACAGTTCCCTCTGTTGAGGTAACCACTACTCAGCCATTCAATGCCCAAGAATACTTGGCATACAAGTTCATTCTTTACAGAGATGCAACTGATGTAACCAAAGGTCCTGTATTCCAGGGCTATCAAATCAAAGCCACAATCGCTACACCTCGTCAGCGAGTCATAAGATTCCCTGTCTACTGCTTCGACGTAGAGACTGATAGATACAACGTCCTAGTCGGGTATGAAGGTAGGGCATTCGACCGATTGTCTGCGCTCGAAACAATCGAAGAGAATGGTGACGTTGTCACCTGGCAAGACCTAACTACTGGCGAATCTCGTCAGGCAGTTATCGAGCAAATCAACTTCACTCGTCTTACTCCCCCAGACCGAGGCTTCTCTGGTTATGGCGGTGTAGTAGAAATTACTATAAGGACCGTATAAATGACACCTGCAGACTGGGCAGCCCTTGCCGTAGCAATCCTTACGTTAATCACAGGCTTCGCAACATTAGTGCGCTGGCTTGTCAAGCACTACCTTTATGAACTTAAACCCAACGGTGGGTCCAGTCTTAAGGATAAAGTCAATGGGCTTGAAGAAAAAGTAGAACTGCTTACCGAGTTAGTCAAGGAAGCCTTGAGGAAATGAATGAAACCTGTAGCCAAGAAAGCCACGCCTGCTGCTATTGCTGTCCTACGTCAGGCGACAGCATTGTTTCCGAAGCGCAAGAAACTGTCCGACGGATTGTTGCCCTCTGTGGCACATCAAAAAGCGAGTCCGAATTCGGACCACAACACGGGTCTTGCTGTTGACTTGACACACGACCCCAAGAATGGGGTTGACTGTGCCCAGATATTCGAGAAACTTAAGGAAGATGAGCGGGTTTCCTACCTTATCTTCAATAAAAAAATTTGGTCGCGCCAGTATGCTAAGCGCGGCAATCGTCCTTACAGTGGTAGCAACCCTCACACTAAGCATCTTCATATTTCTATCGACCCTGATATGGCTAATGATACTAGCCCTTGGTTCTGGTGGATGAATCAACCTAAGATTGTGAATCAAGTGAAGGCTGCCTTGCAGCCTAAGCCCAAGAAGAAGGTGGCAGAAGGTGTCAATATGGCACCCGTATGTACCTGCTGTAAGGTTCACAATACGAAACGAAAGGCAATCTAAATGGAAACACTCAAGCAAGTATCGCTGACCTGGTTCCGTGCTGCAGCCTCTGCTGCTATCGCACTCTACCTCGCAGGAGAGACCGACTTTAAGACCCTCGGAATGGCTGCTCTCGCAGGCTTCCTCGGTCCTGTATTGAAGTGGCTTGACCCTTCAGCAGGAGAGTTCGGAAAGGGCGCGAAGTAGCCCATTAAAACGCCCTAGCGGGCGATTAGAGACACGAAGACCCCCGACCTAAGGTAATCCCTTGGGAAGGGGGTCCTTTTCTGTTTTCTATCGGCGTGTCTGATTTGACAAAAACTTTGACAGTCAGTGTATAATTAATCTATAATAGATAATATATATAATATATAGGGGCGAAGCCCCTTATATATATAATATAATATATATTATATACAACTGAATATTGCATAGCCCCGATATGTCGAGTACTCTCCTGTCCTCCGTAAAGGGGCTATGTAACTAACTAACGACAGGAGAAAGCAATGATTCAATTACAGGGCTACACATTACCAGCCCACATATCGTACTCAGCATTCACTACCTACCTGACTTGTGGCTACCAGTATTACCTTGGTCGACTGCTACAAGTCCCAGAGGAACCTAGTATCTGGTCCGCAGGTGGTCGTGCATTCCACTCAGCAACTGAGGAATGGGACTTAGCAAATGACTAATCAACTATGGGCAGATGCTTGGACCAAAGAAACCAAGGACCTAGACTTTACTAAAGCCCGCGTTGCGGGTCGTGCTACTAAGGCTAACCCGAATAAGGAAGATGCTACTTGGTGGAACGAGATGGGTCCACAGTGGGTGGATAACTACATCGCTTGGCGCAAAGCCAATACCGATTGGAAACTATGGCGCACACCTCAGGGTGCTAAAGCCATCGAACTAGAACTCAATCCTGTCATCGCAGACGTGCCTGTGAAGATGGTGATTGACCGTGTCTTTGAGGTCAATGGTGAACTTGTCATTGTCGACCTTAAGACATCAGCGCGTAGACCAACATCAGACTTGCAACTTGGCTTCTACAAAGTCGGGATTGAACTGATGCTTGGCGTAACAGTCAATCAAGGTAACTACTGGATGTCCAGAGAATCTGGGACAGGAGAGATGATTGACCTGAGTAGATATACCCTCGATAGTCTTGAGTACCTAGTGTCGGGATTCGACAAGGCTCGCAAGGCTGGTATATTTCTCCCTAACCTATCCAGTTGCAGTTACTGTGGACTCACAGAACACTGCCAATTTACGAAAGAGAAACAATGAACAACGACGATTGGAAACTACAAGTTTCCTACAAAACTCCTGCGGGAGATATGATTAACGTCCGTGCTAATACCGCTGACGAACTAAGCGTTCTACTTGAGGGCGTATCCGACTACTCAACTCAAATCGCAGCAACTGCGAAGATGGTTACGGCGGCATACAACACACTCCCTTTAGCGACGCCCGCTTCAACTCCCGTCACAACGCCACCAGTCTCCTCAATTCCAGACCAGGCAAAGGCTCAGTCCCCTACCTGTATTCACGGACCGCGAGTATTCCGAAGTGGCGTAAGTAAGAAGACAGGACAACCATACGCGTTCTGGTCTTGCCCTCAACCACAGGGTGCTGACCAGTGCAAGCCCGTTAACTAACTTATCGGGGACAACTGAGACCACCTACTATTCGGGGAAGGTAGTGGGTGGTTTCAACTTAAGACAGGAGCATAATGAAAACTTTAGTAAGGTCAGTCGGTAGAACCGACATCGGTGGGGAACCATTGCCCGCTGTGTTCAAAGCATTTGAAACAAATAAGATTATCTTTCGTAGAGCAGAAGTCTCTATGATGGCAGGAACTCCAGGTGTAGGTAAGTCAACACTAGCCTTGGCATTAGCACTGAAGATGAAAGTTCCTACGCTGTATATCTCAGCAGATACCAACGCACACACAATGGCTATGCGCCTTGCGTCAATGATTAGCGGTAAGAATCAGAGTGATGTTGAGTATCTATTACAGAATGATTTGGGTTGGACTAAGGCTACCCTTGCCAAGGGCAGTCACATTGTCTGGTCATTTGAGTCAAGCCCTAGCCTTGTTGATATTGATGAAGAGGTTCAAGCCTTTGAAGAACTATGGGGATGCCCGCCTGTGGCTATCTTTGTAGATAACCTAATGGATGTAGCCACTGATGGTGGCGAAGAGTTCGCATCAATGCGAGCGATTATGAAGGAGTTAAAGTATCTTGCTCGAGCGACTAATGCTGCGATTGTTGTACTACACCATACATCGGAGGCTGTGGAAGGCAAACCTTGCCAACCAAGGTCGGCACTCCAAGGAAAGGTGGCTCAACTCCCTGCGCTTATCTGTACTCTCGGAGTCGTCGGAACTGCTATGGCAGTTGCGCCAGTCAAGAACAGGTATGGTAGAGCGGATGCTAACGCGAATCTCAACGCGTGGTTAGCGTTCAACCCTGAGTATATGTACATAGAAGACATCCCCGAGAACGCATAGGAGTTACAATGGACGACGATTACCTAGAGATTCACGCTAAAGAGATTGCTTACGCTGAAGTTGCTAAGCAAGTCAGTAAGTTCATACAGAAGATTGAAGATGCTAAGGTTCCTATCACAGATGAGTACACACAAGGTGTGCACGATGGACTGGACTGGGCAATCAGAATCCTGATGAAGGATAAGAGTGCTTCGTAATGGCTAACCCTAATGGGCGCAAGGGCGCACAGTTCGAGACCGATGTAATGAAATGGTTTAGGGCTATGGGTGCTGTATGCGAACGACTCACCAAGACTGGAGCCAAAGATGAAGGCGACCTTGTCGCTGTCGTTGCTGGCAAGACATACATCTTAGAACTTAAGAACCGAAAGAAGATTGACTTACCTGCCTTCTGGGACGAGGCTCAGGTAGAAGCAAAGAACTATGCGAAGGCTCGCGGTCTTAAGACAGAACCGCCTGCCTTCGTTATAGTTAAGCGTCGCAACGCTGGCATAGATAGGGCTTGGGTTGTACAAGATTTAGACCAATGGTTACAGGAGAGAGTAGGGGACAGTGAGTGATTTACCAAGTATCCGAGACGTCCTCGTCCATTACGGAGCGGACGTTCGACGCAATCACGGGCAGACTAATATCAAGTGTCCATTCCACGACGACACGCACCAAAGTGGTAGTGCCAACCTCGACCTTAATATCTTTATATGCTTCGCTTGCGGAGTCCAAGGTAATAGTTTACAAATAATCTCAAGACAGGAGCACGTGAATATCAATGAAGCAAAGCGCATCGCAGAAAGAATTGTTGGGCAAGGCGGCGGAGAAGTACGCGGCAAGCATTTATCTGGCAGAGGACTACCTAAAAAGCAGAGGTATCCCAATGGAGATAGCACGGCTGGCGCGATTAGGCGTAGTCGCAGAGCCTGAA